ACAATTGTTGGTGGAATTTGCTTAACATCAAAAGAAGTCTCACATAAATTAAATTTATTGTCAGAAATCTTATATACAAAATAAACATCCTCGGGTATAGGTCCATTTTGATAAAGTACTTTATCACCAGTTTTTAATCCATGACCTACAATTGAAATTTGATTGGTATTTGTATTAATTCCTGTAGAATTGAATCCAATTGGATTTACAATAATATTGTTAATATCCGAATTATAAAGAACACTAACAGAAGTTGTTGTCCCTAAACCAACTGAAAGATTTGGTTGTACATCCAAAGTTATAGTATCATTATCTTTAAGACCATGAGGTAAACTTGCTGTAGAGATGGAAACAGTTACTACATTTTTTTCAACATCACCCAATATTTTAGTATTATTTGTACTTAAAGAATATCCATCGTTATCATCACCATTACCATGGAAAAATAACTCTTCTCCATTAATAGTAGTTTTTAACCCAATAAGATTTGGATTTTTATTAATAACAAAAAGATTTGAAAAACTAGTAAGAGATACTTCATCACTAGTAAGTCCACTAGTAGATACACCTATTGTGTTCGATCCATTAGTATTAAATTCGACACGTTGATTTGTTATAAATGGATGATTGTCAATCGAAATACTTCTGGATGGTATATCTCTATTTACAATCGTGTTTCCAAAAATAAATGAAGTCGAATATCCAACACCACTTATAGTAGATACTCCAACAGATTCTTTGGGATTGAAAAATACTTCATTATCAAGTTTAGAATCAAATTTATCTACAGATTTTAGAATTGTGAATGAATCTGGTAAGAACGACACTGGAGTTCCTGCAGTGTGTGATAAACCGACTACTCCTCTTTCAATTCTTAAAATATTTTCATTTTTAAATATACCAAGAACTCTCAATATTTCCGTTCCAATTCCAATACTACTACCAACAGCAATTTGCTCAGGAATGGGTGTGACATATATTTCTGTAGTGACACCTGCAGTTGCTGAAGCACTTATAGTAGAAATGCATACTCCATTCGAATATGATGGAACTGTAATTTTATGAGTCCCATTTAAAGATGATAGATTAGTTGAAAGTCCGGATATTATTACAGTATCAGAATTTGAAAGATTGTGATTTGGTAGTATTGAAACTTTTACTTCTTCTGAAGACTTCCAAGTAAAAATTGAATCTAGATTTAAAGTTGAATTTGTAACCAAATCTACAATATCTTTACCTTTTACAGATTTTACCCTAACATTTAATCCACTTCCAGAAGTTCCACTTTCATTAAATATTAATTTATCTCCTACATTATAATTAGAACCACTATTCTGTATGTCTACAGATTCTATTGGACCCGATATTACTGATAAAACTTTTATTTTTTGTTCTAAAATATCACTAGTTTCATTAATAAAGTCATAGTCTGCATTATTTTCGGATACTTTATATGGTAAAGTATTTCTTAACAAATTAGAGTTATTAAAATCAAATGATTGATTCAAATCAGAATCTGAAATTAACTTTGATCTATACTTATTACCAATAAAATATGGGAATGATGAGTTGCCGGAGGAATCTAATGTTGCATGGTAAGCATAAACTCCATTTGGATATTCTTTATTTCTTTCATATCTGCCATTATATTCATCCAAATCTCCACTTCCATCAAACTTATAATCTTCTACAAAAAATCCATCTTCAAATCCAGAAGGTCTATCTATTACATTCGATGTATCAATTACATATCCAGATTCTAGGTTTTTTAATCCTGTACGTGTTTCGGGATTTGTATATCCAGTCGGACCATAGATTGGATTTCCATCATACGCCCAACCTATAATTCCAGACTCAGCAGAACTCTTTTCTAAGAATGCATTTCTTAGACCTTCAAAATATTTTGATACTGAATATTGAAGTTTATCTTTTCCTTTTAATACAACTTCACCAGTAGTAAATCTAGATACATTATTATTAATATTTAATTTTCTTATTTGAGGATCTATTAAAGCATTTTTTCCAGATGAAACAACTTTAATTTTTGTGTCTGTAGAGGAATAATTAGATCCAGTATTAACAACTTTAACTTCTACTATTTGTCCATCAGCATTAACTATTGCTCTTAATTCTGCTCCAGTTCCAGATCCCGAAACTACTAAGTCTGGAATAGAAAAATATTCACTTCCACTATAACTGATAGTAACATTTGTAAGTCTTCCGTCAATAACAGTTGGAGTTAATTGAGCAGATTTTCCATTCTTTATGGTTATTACTGGTTTATCTTCATAATTTAAAACTGTCGATCCGTAACCTGTTCCAGATTCGTAAACATATGCATCAATAATTTTTCCTTTTATTACTGGAGTTATTACTAATTCTTCATCTGTTTGAGTTGTTGATCCGATTCCAGCACTAGTATATTTAATAGAAACAGAAATATCTGGATATTTAAAATATTGTTCTCCAGATCCAGTACTACTAAATTTCTCATAATCTCCTCTTTCGTAATTTGAAGTTATTGTTCCTCCAACACCGGCGTTACATAATCTAAAAGAATCATTATCAAGTTTTAAAATGTAAAATTGATTTGTAGTTGTGATTCCACTAATTTCAGATGTCTGATAATCATATTCCACAAGTTCACCACTACTAAATCCATGATTTTTAAAGGTGATAGTATCTTCAATTGTAGATATTCCAACAGGTTTAACAATAAGTTTTCTGTTAGTATATCCTTCTCCACCAGAAATAATTTGTATATAATCTATTGTTTTAGAAGAAGAAGAAGTTGAAAATCTATGAGTTCCAGAAGAACCAGTAAAAATTCCTACAGGATTTATACCCAATTGTTGATCGTCCAGATCAAAATATAATTTTATTGTTTTATTATTGACAACTTCAACAAAGTAGGTTGAATCATCTGGAAGATCTGCATTATCTGATAATGTTCCAATTTTTATAGGATTATTTCCTAAAGAATTATAAGATATTTCTTGTCCATTTACAAAATTATGATCTTCTAAAAAGACAATTTTATCTGTAGTTTGATTTACTCCTCCACCAATCGAGAAATTTCTAGCACTAAAGAAAACATCTCTTGGTTTTAAAATTAATACTGGATCTATAACAGCACCACTTCCATTTCCTCCAGAAATCTCAATAGATCCAATCTTATCAATATCGTACTTTTGACTGTCTACGTATATTTTTTCAAATTTTCCACTAACGACTGGTTGAATTAGTGCGGTATTACCAATACCCGATGAAACTTCAACAATTGGTGGGTTAATAACATCATAATTTTCTCCACCATTCAATATATTTACATCTTCAATAGGTCCAAAGTGAATTATATCAGTGGATTTATAATTACTTATTTCTACACCATTTATCAACATTCCCGTTGATCCTGGTAATGTAACATCTCCAGGATCTTGTTCAATATTTTTTTCTAGTGGAAATTTTCTCAAAAGTTTTTGTATTCCAAGTTCAGAATCTTTTTGAGAATCTAAAACAAACGTATGAGATCCTATACCCGAACTTGGTATTTGGAAAGTTAAATTATTTCCAGATTTTATTAAAGATTGAGAACCATATAATTTAAATTCATCATTTTTTGTTTTTTTCACAAAGTAATTTCCAGTGGTTAATCCTACCAAAGGTTCTCCCTCAGAAGAATAAAATATTTTATCACCTGTTAAAAATGGTACAATATCATCAATTACTTTTATAGTATTAAATACACCATTATTTTTATCTTTAAGACTATCAGTAGATTCAATACTAACAGTTTTTATATTAGTATCAATATTTAAACGATAATTTTTTATTGGTTTGTCTGAAGAATCTTTAAAATTATTGTTTATATTTGATGGAAATGAATTGGATGCTACATATGCATATTCATCTTTATCAACATACAAATTAAGAACATCAGATAATAGAGAATTATTATCAAATTTAAATCCAGACTTTTGAACCTTATTTAACTTTCTTCTTATATTATATTTTGTGGATGTTTCTTTTTGAAAAATTGAAGTTTGAGTTTCAGAATTTATTGCATTTTGTAAATCTAAAGTGTTAGTATTCTTATCAATTGTTCTAACGTAAATGGGATTATTAGTAGGAACTATGACTTCTGAAATAGAATCCCTTTGTACTACTTCAACTTCATCACCTACCTTTAAACTAGATCTATTAATAGTAGATCCTAGTTCTGGGGTGGTGTCATTATTTGTTACTTGATAAGTAGCACTTGTATTGTATATAAAAGAATTTGCAAAAATTTCTTTCCAGTTTGATCCATTATCTTCAATTTTGTCTCCTACATTTTTAATACCTACTAAATCATTTTCAGATACAATAAAATTTTTATTTTGTTCCTTTAAATTTGTAATTACACCCAAAAGTATTATTTCTACTTTTTTGGTGATATCTCCACCTTCATAAGAGAAATAAGTTTCGTTAGATCTAATATTTGATGTTTTAGTTATCTCAGAATTAATTCCAGTACATCCAAAAAATTGATTGATATTTTTGTCTGTATATGAAATAGTATTAGTTCCGGAAATTAAAGTTCCAGATTCTGGAAAACTGACCGTTGAGTCTACCGTTAAAATGGAATCTCCTACAGATGCATTTTCGGTTAATTTTGTATTAGGAGTAATTACAAAGTCTCCTTCAATAGAAGATCTTCCATCATTGCTAACATAAAGTTGAATCTTAAAATAAGTTTTTCCTTTTCTTGTAAATGGCTCTACCGAAGAAACTGAAGCAGTTGTATTTTCATCATTACTTTTTACAATAGTTTCTCCAACAATATTCATAGGTTCACCAGTTATTGCTTCCGCAACGACTATTTCTCTTCTAACATAATTTGCAGAAGATGGTTTTAGCAAATAATCTTCTAAGTTTATAACAGAAGGTGTTTCTCCAAAAACAACCTTAAAAAGAATTTTTATTGCTTCATCGGTTCCTTTAGATGAATAAAAATCTTTTGCGTTTTTTATAAAATTACCAACATCTATTTCATCCACTAATGAAATCTTTTCAAATCCTGGTGCAAATGTTGTCTTAAATTTTTTATAAAATTCTTTTAAAAATAAAGAACTTAAATTTTGAATAGAAGAGTTTAATTTATGACTCTCTGCGTTTGATGTTTCAAATAATAAATTTTCCTCAGTTAGATCTTCATTATAATCAGTAATTCCACTAAATCCTCTAATACATCCAGTAAATGTATTGGTAGTTAGTCCAGTATATGTAATAATTTCATTATCAATTTTAAGAAGACCGTATTGACTTGGAAAACCTCTTGTACTAGAAACATTAATTATGTTATCGGAAGATGTTACATCAGAAGTTAATAATGTACTATCAACAACAACTTCTGGTTTTAAATTATCTAATTTTAAATATTCATCCAAATTATCACTAAGGTCAACTGGTCCACCTTGATATTCTTGAGAAATATAATATTGTTTTAAAAAGTCTACAGTTTTTGGACTTTCATCCAAAATAAACTCTGGTAATTGGTTTGAGACTATATCCTGAATCTTAATTTTAGATTCAATTCCAGTTTGTATCATATTACTTTCTTATTAAATTTCCGTTTGAATAGCTTGAGGTATAAAAATCACTGACAAATCTAGTTCCAGATATTTCATCTCCAGAAGCAATCACGTCTCTTACCATATTTATTGTACTTTTAGGAATGCTTAAAGAGACATATAAATCTCTCAATCCAACAACATCGTTTGATTCTGGAAAAGCCTGAATTTCAATAACGTTACCGGGAATATCAGTTTCTGTAATATTTAACGGTCCAAAAATAATTTCTCCTTTTTTATAATCAACTGTTCCAACATTTTTAGAAACTATAATAGAATTTCCACTAGAATCAATTTTAATTATTGAAACAATTCCAGTATCCAATACTTGATTGGTATCAGATACATTAGGAATATCTGTCAAATATACTGTTGAAGGTTCTCCAAAGATTTTAAATCCAGTTGACTTTATATTTTTACCATTAATGTCTACATGAAAACGATTTCCAAAACACAATTCATACTGAACAAAAGTATTCAATACTGCTTTTAAATCTCTGCGAATAATAATTTTTGTTATATTTGATGTAATAGAAGTATCAGTGTTATCAATAACTTGTTGCAATTTACTGTATTTTAATCTTCCACCAAATGAATTGAAATCTAAAGATTTTGAATATTTTTTCAGATTTTCTATAACTGTCGTTTTTAAATTATTTTCTGTAGATACTTGAGAGTAATTAAAATAAACTGAAGAGTCTAATTCAATATAAAGAATTTTTAGGTCCGTTATTTTTTGATTTATTCCGGATACAGAATATTGTTTTAATTTAGATAAAATTTGTTCTTTATTAAAATCAGAAACAAAACTTCCATTTTTTGGTTTAATACTAATTTGCACTGTACCAAATTGAGGTGGATCTAATTGCTCACCACCAACTACAGAAACGGATTCTGTATTTGGATATATTTTTTTAATTATAGATTCATAATCTCTTGACGTAACAGCTCTAAACTGAGAAGAATATAATTTAGGAGCAAAATATTTAACAGAATCTATTGATTCAATATCTCCACCATTAATAGATGATTGATTTGTTGTGATTGAAACGGTTCCTGGATCAATAATTTGTGGAATTTCAGAAGCATCCACTAAAGTACCTGAAAATGAGAAATTAGCAGCACCATTTCCATCCTTTCCATCAGTTACAATGTAATTTGCTTTGATATATGTTCCATCACCATTTTCACCCAATTTTTTGCCAATAAGTCCATCACCAAATCTCAGTTCGTATTTTTCATCCTGTATTTCACTGAGAAAAAATACTCTAGAATTTTTATCAACATTTATAATATTTTCAGACAAAGTATATTCAGTACCTACAATATCTTGAGATTTACTGATGTATACTTTTAAAGTAGATGTATCTATAAAAGAATTATTCAAAATAAATCTTTGATCTAAAGATCCATCATATAAAAATTGTTTCTCTAAAAATATTCCTTGAAAAACATCTATATTATTAAATGATGCTGTAAATGTTGTTGGATTACCTTCTCCGTCAAAATTTCCACCAACAGTATTTGCTGTAATGTCCTCTACTATGGCAAATGTATATGTGGTATCGTTAGCACTACCAACACACACTATACCTGCCTTCAGGGTCAACGTAGGGGTGTTTTTAGTCGTTGTTACGTTAAATGATATCTGTGCTGCTGATGCCGTTCTGGAACGTGGTATATAACCAATATTTCCTGCAAGAGAAACAACGTTTTCTCTTAGAGTTGCTGAATCCAAAAAGGATTCATTCACAATCATATTTGAATTAAATGCTGTAATATAACTGTTATATGCTAAAGTGTCTATCAGAACAGAAAAATTAGATCCTTCAAAATCAAAGTCTGTGAACGTGGAGTTTGCACGGAGATAATCTTTGATAGAAGTCTTTATCTGATCGAAATCCAGATTTGCGTATTTTGTAAAAGGCATTTTATCTTGTTGCCTCTAAGAGGAACGAATATTCTTGTGTTGGAAACTCTTGACCAATAATATCAAATATAACAGTTACATTAAAGGTGTTTTCATCAGCTATAGGATCTACGATAAC